TACTAAATAAGATATAATATATAATAGATAATACTATTAATATTAGTACCTACGTGAATAAATACTATAAAATAGCACTATTTCGTCTATTTTACCCCCTACCTACGTGAATTATACTAAATAATACTACTTACGTGAATTATATATTAAAAATATCATTACCTACGTGAATTTCTGTAATAAAAATAGATTATACAACGTACGTGAATTTTACCTACGTGAATGATTTTTTAAAAAAGTACGTACGTGAATGGCATATTATGAAATATGGTCGTATCTACGTACGTGAATTGATTATATAAAATAATTTTGGACAAAAAAAATACCCCCCAAATTAATGGGGGGCTTTGGTGTTGCTTATTTATTTCATTTAAGCTCCTTTGTTTAAATCTTGAGCAGTTTTTAGTGGTGCTCAGCACTTTGCCCTGCCTTAAATCTTTTTTTTCATTATTTTAGTGTATTCATCGGCAAGGGTAGCACATTTCATTAATTCTTCTTCAAAGGTGTCCATCGGCGAAATGCCTTTATTATCTCGCTCATATAGGCGCTCTATGCCTTTATTGCTTAAATTCGCTGATAACACGTTGAGAATTATTCGCATACCTGCTTTCCAAGATAGATTTATGCTAATCTTGTGTTTTGTTTTATCTTTCCCTGTCATAAGGTTACTTTCCGAGAGGCAAAGGAATCAACGAAGTTGATCCCTTTGCACTCTCAATTTATTCGATTATTGATTAATTCGCTCTTGTGTATTGTCCCATAACAATTTCTTCATATCCTTCGTATTCAGCTTTACCGTTTCCATTGTAGGGCGTGTTTGAGACTGTTGTTTTGACGTGCTTACAGAGTATTTATCCGAGTTTTCATACCAACTATTACCTAGATATATAAACATCGGGAAATGGTATCCATAAGAGTAAACAACATAAGGCGTATTACTGCCTTCATCTGAGTCCTCATACTCGCCAAACAGGTTAGAACCTTGAAAAGGTTCAGCCCTGTCAACATACGCTTGAGCGTCTTTATTAGCTATTCTATCTACTTTCATTTAATCACCTTCTAGTTATGAAGGGGGCATTTCTGCCCCCCTCTGTTATTGATTAAAGTTGAGAATACAGGGCAATTGCCTTGCCAAACTCTTCCTTAGTGTTATTATCCATCTCGCACATAAATGACGCAGGATTAGATTGAAACTTTCTGAACTTCTCAGCCCGATAAGTTCCCATCTTATAACGGCCATCCTCGTGCCTGTGAAAGTCATTATCATATCTAGGAAACGCCTTCACGAAAAACAAGTTCATAAAGTCGTCAAAGTCCCAACTAATCCAAGCTCTCATTAATCCATCTAAAACATCAGTATAATTATCACTATCCATCTATAACCTCTTCTTTCAGTATTTGATTAATAAGTTCCAGTTTCATCAAGATTACTTGAGGATTACCCTTAATACCGAAGTATTTCTTAACAGGGGTTATTTTCCATCGCCTATGGGGCTTAATTCCCTTAGTATAGAGTTTTAAATCTCTTATACTGGTTATCAAATTCCATACGGCAGGGTTAACTCCGACATCTCGCGTAATCTCTAGGTCTTGTAAGAACTTACAATCGCCGTTCATTTCAACAGGTTGTTTAATCATAACATATTCCTTTATTTTATTAAATGATTCATATCAATTCAACGGATGCATTCTAGAGTCTTAGTCCGTCTATCCTCCCTCGAGCGCTGACAGGCAATGGCTCGATAGATTCACCGAGGAGGAAATTCAAATTGTAAAAGAGCTATGCTCTTTATACGTACAAGGTACCCTTAAAAGTTCCATATATTTAAAAATAATTTGATTCCTCGTCGTGAAATAGTTTGGAACTGATGGAACAATTGGAACTAGAACGAGATTGGAATTGACTTTTTCAACCTAGCTTTTTCAACCTAAATTGCAGATGGGGGGAGTATGCCTATAATTAAAAGACCCACACGCATATTAATATTATTTTTTAGAATTTTTTGGGAATTTAGGGTAGGGATGGTTCGCGGGTACTATTCTACTACTTCGCGGTACTATACTTACTATACTTAATACTTACTATACTTAGTATATACTATTCTCTTCTTTTTTTAATAGTATTTAATATTATTAATATTATAATATTATAGTACTATATACTATATAGTATATACTATTATAGTATTAATAGTATTATAATATTATTTCTGTCTCAACCGACACTTAAATTTATTTGTTTTAACCTATACGAGTCAATACTTTTTTTTCATCTTGTTTAAAAACATAATACAATAGTATATTTTAGCATGGAAACTAGCCCACCAACCGGAATCTTAGACCTCGCTCCTGCGATTGATACCTTAAAGTCTCTTTCGTGTAAGTTTCGCGAGACTGGTGATTATGAGTACATGATGGAGATATTGTTGATTATAGATGAAATACAGTCTCCAATGCTTATTGACATCTTTGACAGCGAGTTTTCAGCCGAGGCCTAAGCAATGTACATTAAGACCATTAGTGGGGTTGATTATCATTTATACGAGAACGAAGAAGAATTTAGGAAACATCACAAAAAGACCAAGTTAAAGGATAATTGGCGTAAAGCCAAAGAAGGAGAGTGGGCTAAAAGTGATGATGGACAGGTATTCAGTATTTTAAGGCGGGCGGTCATGTTTAGCCGACAATATAACGGTGACGTGGATTACGTACGGACATTACTGGGAACGGCTTATGCCCACGATAAGTCAAAATTAGAAGGTGAACCTCCGAAAGACATTTACACCTTTACACGCTACAAGACCAGTAAGTACATTACTGCCCGTGAAAAGTTATTTGCGAAGATGGTGGCAATGGGTCGAGACTCGACCGAGGCCTATTTAGCTGTATATAAGACCACCAATAGACGATATGCTCTCAATAGGGCAAAGATTTTATTAAGACAAAAGAGGATAAGAACATTGATAAACAAAGAAGTTGAACAATTAATGGATGACTTGGGGATTACCAAGACCTATTTATTGGAAAACGCGAAATCAGTGGTAGATAAGCCAGATGCCCGGGATGGGGATAGGTTAAGGGCTTTAGAGACATTGATGAAGATATCAGGATTATTGTCTACTGAGAAGAAGACCGACTCAATTGCGCTTATACAAGAGTTCACTGGTTTCTCAAAAGATAAACTTAAAGCCTTTGAAACGGGCCTAATTGAATCTGGAAGCGAGAATGGCTAACGGTCACTCTGCCATAGATAGTTTAATAGCGAATGCTACCTTACAACGCTTTCAAGAAGGTGGACAGGTACCGAAACAATCTATTAAAGACATACTGATGGAAAACCAAAAGTTGAATTTTGTACAAAGAATACTAAACCCTGAATTAAACTTTGGTAGGGAATTTTATTTTAAAGATGATTCTTTAAAGGAAAGCCCTCTTTCTCACTATATGCTCCAATACGACAATAGGGTTGCACCGGCTGTCGTAGATACTGGCGGCGTTAAGTTGACCCACTTGGGTGACGATGCAGTGTCTTATGCTGACTCTACTGGGGAATATATTGAATTTAAAACACCAGCAGAGGCTCTGTGGTTTAGCGAGAATTATAAAAAATATGCACCGTTTAAAAAAGCTTATAAATAAAAAGATTTGGCAATATCCTAAGCAAATACGCTGGGGTACTATGATTTATAATATTAAACTGATTAGGAGTAATCATGCCTAGGGTTAAAGGAGTTAGTACAACTGCTTTAAATAGAAGACAGCAGACGGCAATGAGTCGTCATGCTTCTCATCATACTGCTAAACACTTAAAGGTAATGGTAGATGCAATGAAGAGGGGGCAGACGTTTACTCAATCACACAAGACAGCTATGAAAAAAGTAGGTAAATAGTGCCCAATAAGGAGGCTAAGAACCGCAAGCGTTTAAAACGAAAATTAGCATTTGAAAACCAACAAAGAAAAAGAGCAGCCTACAAAGCTAGACGAGAAGCAAGACAAGAAGCCAATCGAAACCTTTAGTGTTATACCTCCTCCCGAGGAAATGGCACGCCGGGATGAGATATTAGCTAAATCGTATCAAGACCTCTTGTTCTTTGGTAGGGCGTTCTTACCAAAAGACTTTATGCACAAGAGTGCATCTCCCTCCTGTCACTATACCGTATCAAAAAGACTTATCTCTACCAAACCCGGTGAGCGTATCTGTATTATCCTCCCTAGGGGTTTTGGTAAATCAATCCTATCTAAATCAGCTATTCTGCATAAACTATGCTTTTCCGGTGAAGATGACCAGAATTTCATCGCATGGGTATCAGAAGAACAGGGTCAGGCTATTGACCACTTAAAATATTTAAGATATCACTTAGAAACGAATAAAACAATTAAGTACTACTTTGGAAACATGGATGGTGGTAGCGTTGGGAAACGCTGGACAGAAAAAGATTTGGTTACGCCTAAAGGAGATAGAATCATAGCCAAAGGTACAAGCCAGAGACTCAGAGGTCGTGCAGAGGTAGATGTTCGTTATACGGGTATTATTCTAGACGACTTTGAATCTGAGTTGAATACTAAGACACCTGAAAGGCGTAATGAAATCAAAAGGTGGGTCGTATCCACAATTTATCCTGCACTTGAGGAGTCCCCCGGGAATGAAGGCTGGATATGGCTCGCCGGTACTATTGTTCACTATGATAGTTTCTTACAGATGACATATGATGGACATAGAAAAGCAAAAGAGGATGACCGTTCATATCCATGGGATGTGTTCTTTCATAGAGCAATCGAGGATGGGAAAG